ATTTTTAATATTAGGAAGTTTTTTATCAATTTTATATTCAACTACTGTACGTTCACCAAGACGTTGAGTTATATCTCTAGAATCTACATCAGCTAGTAGATCACGGATAACACTTTGATATTTATCAAAATATCTAATATGATCTTTTTCTTTATAGTTAATAGTTGCATTATAGTTTTTATGATAAAAAATATTAATTTTTACCATTGCATCAAAGAATTTATCATATACTTTTTTAGCATCAACTATTGTATCGCATTCTAATAAGTTTTTATAAAGAATACGAGACTCATTCATATGAGCTCGTTTGATACCTTTAAATAAGTCAGATACTCCAGTATAACAAGCAGTACTCCCTTGGATGTATGCTAGTTTATTGGAATCGATCTTTTCTAATAAAAGGTTATCGAATGAGAAAGCTTTTAAATTACTTTCCATTTATTAGCCTCCTAAAAAATACAATAAGAGGAGAGGAATCTTAATCCCTCTCCTCAATATTATTTATTATAAATTGATATAAGCATCTAGGTCAGAATGTTCAAATGCACTTTCATATTTAGGCAATGCTTTAGCATTAATACATTTAGTAGCCATACGACGAGCTGCAGATTTACATTTCTTAACCAATTGGCAATGTTTGCTGCAAATGCTAGAGATTTGTTGAGTTTTGATTTTAGCCATGGATTTTACACCAGCGATAGTAGCACCATCTGTATCTTCTTTAAGACCAGTCAATGCTGCTTTTTCCAAAGTTTCAATAGCTTTAACATATGTAGAGCCAAGGTTTTTAACTTTAGAAGCATCCATTTCGATTACTTTGATGATACCATTGATATTGGATTTGATCCAAGCACCAGTGATTTCTTCACCTTCGAAAATGTCTTCATTCAATTTTTCCATGTTTTCTTTAGCACTTTCACGAGCTTTTTCCAAGGAATCTTTATCTACGGCTTTGAATGTACCATCAACTTCATATTTATTATAGAAAGTATTGCTAGTATCAGCAACGCCTAAGAAGATTTCTTTGGAGCATGGTAATTTATAAGTCAATTCAGTATTCAAGTATTGAATATTGTCAGAGATTTGTTTACGGTATTTAGATAAGAATGCTTTATCACCACGTACATAGGAGTTGATCCATGCAGTAAATTTATTGAAAAGAGCTTTAACCCAGTTCTTTACGAATGTGAAGATTTTAGCGATTTTATCTTTAATTGTAGCCAATGCGCCTTCAGTATAGATTTCTTCAGCAGCTACACCTTCATGAATACGATCTAATTCATAACGACCTAGACCTTCCATGATCATATTGTCCATACGTTCAACTTCAGCACAAGCTTCAAGAGCTAGTTCATCAAAGTTAGTATAGTCATCAACAATAACGGATTCCATTTCCACTACTGTTTCAGGTTTAGTAGATTCAACAAAAAATGCCATTATAATATACCTCCTAAAATTACATTAAGCCATCTGCTTCAACAGCAATAAGATCTGCATCAAATTCTGCACCTTCATGGAAAGCAACAGCTTTAGCAAATGCTTTACGAGCTTGAGAAGCACGTTTCTTAGCAACAGCTACAGAAAGACCAGCTAATGTAGAAACTACAGAAGCATATGCACCAGTAATTGTTGTAAGGTTTTTAGTTTCTTTATTTGCTTTTTTGATATCAGCAATAGATTTAGTTACGGCTTTGTTAAGTTCTTTTTCTGCTTTTTTAGCATCATCTAACCATTTGCCACCAACCATATCTGTTACGATTTCAGATGCAACGGAATTGTAAGCAACTTCAGTTTCTTCACCGAAAGCATCTTCCATTACTTTAGCTTTGATATCAGAGGAGCGATCAACTGCAACACCAGTGATTTTAGAAATCATTTCAACTTTAAGTTCTTCACTAGTTTTTTCTGCATTAGTTTCAGTAACCCAAGCAGAAACATCACCAGGGTTATAGTCAAAGCCTTTGAATTTAGCATATTTGATTTTCAAATCAGCTAAGTTTTTACCTTCAACTTTTTTCTTAAATTTGTTGTAGAATGCTTTGTTATCGCTCATCAAACGAGCAGAAATTTTAGCATAGAAGCCATTGAAAACAGCTTTGATTTTAGCCCAAAGTTTTTGGAAGAATTCAACAACTTTAGTTTTTACGTTTTCAAAAGTACCTTCAACGAAAGCTGTAACATCAGCGCCTTCTTGAACCATACCATATTCAGTAATATCAGCACTTACTGCTTCTTTGAATAATTCAGCTTCAAATTGTAAGCATTCTAATACAAGAGCACCTGCACCCAATTCACTTTCATAAAGTGCGGAGTTTTCAAGTGTAACTTCTTCAGTTTTATGACCGTCAAAAAATGCCATAATATTTGTCCTCCTTAAAGTATATACTTTTAAGTATAAATTTTAAAATTTATCTATTTCGCCAATATTAGGCTAGATTTATTAAATTGTTGCACTTAATAAATATATAAAGATTAAATTATGCAATAATAATACTAATATCGAGTTTATTATCCTCAGTATTAGTAGAGTTGATGTTTAAGAACTCTGGTATTTTACCAACTATAGATTCATCTTTACGATAAATGTGTTGGTATCCAGGACCATAACCATTAAAGTCTAAGAATTCGAAATAAGTAATACTATCAGCATACTTCTGAGTGATGTATGTAATAATATTAGGGATATGAACATCTGTAATCTTAGATTTATCTTCAATATATTTTCTAATATCATTCTTAATATAGTCGATGATATATTTATCACTAGCAGTCAATAACTTAATCTTGAACTTGAGTGATAAGTTAACTCGATTAATAGGAACGCTATTTTCAATATAGAAGATTTTAGATGGACCATAAGTATTAAAGAATTTGATATCGATACCGAAGCTATCTTCGAGAACTTCTAAACAATCTAGAATATGAATACGTTTCTTTTCTAGTTCATTAATAAAGCTTTGAATCTTATCTTCAGTATTTACATAATCATATCCAATAACTGGGACCCGATCTATATAGTAACTAATTTGGCCATTATCTTGCTTTTTGATTTTAATTACAGATTCAATCAAGTCAGAATAGTTATATAGGAAGTCAATACCATATTTTACAGTATATTCATTAGTTAAACTATAACCATTTAAGAATCCATCAGCAAAATATTGCTCAGTTTTATTTCTACCAGCATCATATTCAAATACATTCTTACAATATACAAATATTTTCATTGGCATATTGTTAAGCATATATCCAGGTTCGAATTTATCAGCTGCAGCCTTCATTTCATGGACATCATTAACTTTTAAACGTACGTTTTTATCAATCTTATTATCAGTATTCAATTCAAATCTGTAATCGAAACTATAAGAAGATTCATCGTAGTTTACAAATTTAGCTTCAGCCCATCTATAAGGAACTTGATATTTATCATCAGAATAAAATACTGCTATTACTTTAAGATCTGCACCAGTGATCTTATTTGGATCGTATGGGTCATCTCTATGGATAATACCAATATTAGATTGGATATTCTGAAGAATCGAGATATCACAAACGTAAGTATCACGTTTAGTTAGATAGCTACGTTTCCAATTCATATTATTTGTAATAAATTGAACTTTAGAATCTTGGTTTACATATGTAAACTCTAAGATCTTACTAACGTCCATAATATTCAAATAATAAGATACATATAAAGGTTTCTTATTTATAATACACATGAAAGGATTCATATATAAGAAAGATTCATTGCTGATTTTCTTTAACTCATCCTTGGATGCATTATATACTACTGATGCATTAGTCTTTCCATCATATTTGATAGAATTACCTGCAGTCAATATGTAGTTACTATCGGAAATATTATCAAAGTCACGTCTAATACATTCTACAGGAATAGTATTAGTCGGAATGATATTTGTAGTGGTGTCCATTAATAAGAATGCATAATATAATCTACTTAATGGATTATCCATTTTCTTAAAGAAGAAGATTTTATTATCTTCATCTGCAATTGTGTTGAAGTAATTATTAATATCAGTACTATTGGTTACGCTACCACGGGCTAAAGCTTCTTTAGGAATAAGTTTCTTCAAATCTGAAATAGATTTTTTATCTAACCCATACTGAGCTTCTCCTGTTGGTACAACTAATAGATTCAATCTATCATAGTTAATATTAGAAGAGTTAACTCGGAAGTAGATTGTATCTTTATATTTAATATTACCTTTAGATCCTTGACTGGTGTATAAGTTTACAGTCACTTCAGTATTAGCAGTAGGCAAATAAGAAGCATTGTCAAACATGATACGAATAGTTGAAGAATCTATAAAAGTATAATTACAGAAATCGTTAACTCCATCAGTATTCAAACCATTATAAACCGGTTTCAATTTTCTTACATGGTTACCATATTCTTTTACATCTACATCGAATCCAGCTAATTGATTATCAAATTCAAATTGCATCATTTTAGATTCTAATGGATTAGATGTAACGATTGTTTTATGAATTGTAGAGAACTCATATTGTCTTAATTCAACTAAACACATGATAACTGGTTGGCCATCAATTTCTGATTTAATAGTTGGTTTAAGATATGGGTCTACATCTTTTGAATTTCTAGTGATTATTGGATTTAATTGGGTTGTATCATACATCCCTGTATATACATAATCACCTGTAGGAAGAAGAATACGTTTAATGATTAGATCATATGGAATATGGAATTCATAATCACCAACCATTATTTTTACTTCTCTATCTAATCTAAAAGTATCATTGACTGTGTTAAGAATCAATTCATTTTCATAAAATATAAGCATTGCATTCATAGTAGAAGGCTCTGCATATATCTTATTTATACCAAGAGATAATGCATGGGAAATTACATTCTTTTCAAACTTGGCTTTAATAGGAATAGCTTCATTAGAATACTCTGCAGCCATAGAAACTGCATTTTGAAGAGCATTAGAATTTACATCTCCTAAATAGCCAAAGATGCCCATAGATAGAGTAAGGTCATCTTCGCTAATATATTTCTTTTTAATATTTTCAATATACTGATTAATATCATATATATTGGCATTAAGCATTGTATCATTCTTTACTGTATTTATAACAGTATCAGAATAACTTCTAGCTACTGTATTAGCAGATACTGCATCAGATGCCATTTAATCTATCCCTCCCATTTTAATTTATAGAACCCTCTATTTGGCAAGATAGTACTATACCCAGCTAATGCTGTAGTACCACCATCCTTATAGAAGGCGCTATTATTTTGATTTTTATTCATATTTAGATTCATATCAGTTTGTTGGTTGCTAGGCTTTACTATATATGGACGATGCATATATTCACCACTCCAACCACCAAATTCTGGTAAGTATCCACCAAGTCTAGGATTACCTTTAGTGATTAAATTACTTATTTCATTAAAGTCCTCAATTATATTAGGATCCATATCCTCAACAAATGAAGCTTTAAACTGAACTGTAAATTTAATATTACCATCTGCAGGTAAATCAGAGAATGTATTACGTGGAACCATCTTTGGATATACTCCAAAGTATTTAGCAAAGTAAACTATAGATTCACCATCTTCTCCGACAATGAATTTATACATACTCATTTGATCATGAATAACTTTAGAATCAAGATATGAATCATCAACAAAGTCAACTAATCCATAATGCTTCATCCGTTCATATTCATCAAATAATCTAAACCACATATAAACTTCTAGATATTTTGTATCTTCAAATTCAATAGAGAATTCATGATTCTCATCAGATTCATAAGAAGTTCCTCTATAGAAAAGAGAAGATCCTAATATATTTTTAGAAGTCTCATAATCGTTAGTAGTGGAGATATCAGGGATATCTACATTAGATCTCTTATAGTTAGATAGTAAATTTACAAATGGGTTATGTGTATTTACAGACCAACTTAAGCTTTCTAATACAGAATGATATCTATCATATGCCTCTCTAAATAATGTATTATTTGCAATAGATGGATTTAAGACGTTGCCATTGAAAATTTGTAGATCAGGTTTTGTAAAGAATACATATTCTCTAGTCATACCCATCCAATTTTGTGGATCAAGTCTTTCGTATCTTGCAAACTTTGTATATTTTTCAGATTGTGTTACTCGACCAGCACCGAGTCCTAATCCATTAGCTTTTACGAATTTTAAAAGCCCATCATTAGACCCAGATTCATCAATCATTGGTCGAGTGTCTCTATTTAAAACATTTATACTTTTTGCTTTATGTGTATTGCCAGTTTCATCTTTGGCACCAGTACCAGTAAAACCAAAGTCATTATTGTTTTTAACGATATTAGACAATTGGCGTCCTCCTTTCCTGGATTTTAAATTAATCTTATGTTGAAGAAGGGAATAAATATCGTAATTGTATATTATAATAGTGAAATAAAGCATGTTTGTGTATGATAATCATAACCCAAACTTCCAGCTTATTGTTATTCTAAATCATTTCAATTTAAAGGCTGGGTTATTATGACTAATTCTATACACTTATATGACAATGATCTAAAAGAGTTAGCTCTTGCTGATAATGCTGTCAAAATCTATACTGTTGCTATCGTCTCTGGGGATGATGTAATGGAAGAATTTGATACTGTTAGAAAGTCTGACTATAATAGAATCGTTAATCTTTATAATGCTTGTATTAATGGTATAAAGGATAAAGACTTAACCTGGAAATTTCATGAAGCTATTTCAGAAACTCCAAATAGTTATTTTATATAACAAATACCTGCATGCTTTATTTTTTTTT